GCATCCATAAAAATTGTCAACATCTTCATAGTTGATTTCATACCATTGTAGTTTTTTGATTGGGATAATTTGGAAAGTTCTTTTACTTTCTTTTGAATTAGATTATGGACTTGATTTAATCTTACACGACCAAACCCCTGCACTAGAACCTCTGGATTCTCAGCATCTTCTAATGTCTTTGGAGTTTTGTCGTAGATTGTGCCTACTTTTTCTTCGAGCACTTGCTCTCTGAGTTGTGTAAAATTCTTCATATGATCCATTAAATTAAATTATTTGTAACTACCTATCCCATGCCTTTACTGCTGTGAAGTTGTTATAACTAAATTCTAATCGGTCCACTAGTTTTACTGCACCACCACTTACTCTATCTATAGCCACATATCCTTCTGGATTAGTTACTTTAAACCCATTGTCAGTTCTTATAAAAGTGTCAGTCAAACCACGAACACTATCAAGTTTCTTCACCACTTTCATTTTAGCATCAACAATGTGATTTTGAAAGGTAATTATCTGAATTAAGTTAGGTGTATGTTTATTAAACTCACGAACATACTCCTTTTGCTTATTTATATATTTTTGTTTTCCAGCAGGAGTTTTTACCTTATCTATCTGTTTTTGTAGACTATCATTTACCCATTTAGAATAACCTCTAGCATGTTGAGTTGGATTAGTAATTGTTTTTCCTGCCCTTACCATACTATTATTATATGTCTTTAGAGATGCTCCTGCTAAATTTCCTGTAAGACTATCCTGTAGATTTAAGAACTTTCTTAACATAGTTGAGTTAATCTTACGGAATGTTTTACCTGCTTCAGATAATGATTTACTTATATCCTCAGTTTCTTTTTGAGTAAATGTTGCCTTTCCAGACAAATCTTTATATGTTGCATCATCCATCCAAACAGAATTAGTTTTCTTTAGACTTGATATGTTAACACCAAAAGATGCTTTCATTCCTTCGAGCGAACTTCCAGTATAGGTCGTGTGCCAAACCACTCCAATTTTTGTCTTGCTGATTGTTCTACCGAGATCACTATCAACAGGAATAGCATACACAATAGTGTTAGGTTGAAAGGTGATATATTTTGTTCCGTCAATAGTTTCGTTTTCAAGGTCGTCTTTCGTATACATTAAGTCGCCTTGTATTACTCCTTTGATTCCTAGTTTAGAAAACTCGGACAAGGCAACTTTAAATTTATTATTTAATGCACCAGATACATCTGCGTCTATCTCTGCATTGGTTTTATAAAGTTTAGGATTTATATTGAAGACAGATTTCTTTGCTACAAAAAACTTTCCGTCACTTGGGTCTATACCAGCAAATATAGCAGGTGCACCATCCCACTTTACAGTCATATTTATAGAAGATCGACTTGACCCAGCAAACATATCTCGTAAAGATTGAACGAAATTTATAGATGCTCTGCCACCATCAATACCATAATTTAGTATCTCATCTTCTATATGTTCTAGGTGTAAGTTTTTTCCACCTTTGTCTTCGAATAAAAACATTATTTTATCTTTATGTACATTGAGTTAATTGCTGAAACTTTCATAGACGCATAGAAACCAAACTTCATTGCCTCATCATAATTTTCCATTATAAATTTTAAGAAGTCAGCACAATGAATATATCTTTGTTGAAATAGATTATCCATTTTTGTAAAGTTGGGATTAAACAAAACATCATTATCTTTCTTGACTATGTTTCTATTATACTTTTTATATGTTTCTTTGGCACCATTTAATAAACGAATAGTTGGTTTTATATCTTTACCATTAGGAACTTTTCCTTTATGAAATTCATCCCATGCTGTTTTATCAATAGCACCCATAGAAAAGTTTTCTCCCTTCATCGTTCCTTCGTAAAAAAGATTAGGATTATCTTTTGCTGCACGAGCATTTGCCTTAAATGTAAAACCAGATTTTGTTTCAACAAATACTGACTTACAGGTACCAGCAATTTGTATTCTATTTAATGTAAAGTCATAATCAAGTTTACGATCTTTATATTTAATTGGTTCTATTAGTTCGATAGATGACCTCTCACCTGCTTGTTTGAGAGATATAGGAACTAAGTTTTTCTTAAGATAGTTTCTTCTCATCCATAAGTTTAATTCTTGAATGTGATTAATTTTTTCTAACTCAGAATCTATATTACTTCTCATAGCATCACTAAACAACCATATATCTGAAGGATTCCAGTTATCAGGAGATTTAGGTGCACCGAGTAATTTTGCTTTAGCATAAATCTTAGCAGAATATGTATCACCTTGAAATTCAAAATGCATACTTTTAAGTCTTTTAATTTTTCTGAATGATACTAACTGAAGAACTGCGCTGTTATAATATAATGAAGTGTATACAGATGGATCAGCATCCCATTTAGGCAATTCTTTAATAGCATCTTCTTCTTCAATCGTTTTACCTTTATCTAAGTAATGTTTAAAAACAATTACAGACATTGCTTCTTTACATCTAGTCTTTTTATGAGTATCTGATTTTCCGCCACCTGCATGATTGAATGCATTATTGATTGTAGATTTAGATCCTACAATCTTATATACCTTTCCATCTGATTTAATATAAACTGATTCTGCACCAGCACCAACTCTTATTTCTTCAGCATCTGGATCTTCAGTAGCAATTTCAATATTTTTACCCATTACTGCAGCAATCGTTTTATTTGCTGTTTTCCTGAGTTCTAATTGATGTCCTGGACCATAAGTAGTTTGATTGACAATACTTGCTTCAGACAAGTCATTACTATCTGTAATTTCTTTAAATTGATTAAATGATAATAGTGATGCCATTGTAGATTCTCTATAAAATAATACAAGTATTTATAATACTTATCTTATCGTTATTTCAGCAATATGTCTAGGATGACTAGCAACCCATAGTATATCTTTTGCTAATTGTTCAGGTGGTATCGCATAGGATTCTTTACCAATATAGTATGGTTTAATATTGATAACTTTAAGTGGGTGCTTATTATGTTCGCTTTGCATGCGTCTACATGCATCGTCTAAGGCGGACTTATGAGTCCCATAAACCCATGGTTCTTCATGTTCATAGTATCCTGAAGCAGTTGTTCCTATATTAATAATAGTTTTTTCCTTAGTTTTCCAAGCATCATATAATCGATATAATAGTTCTACTTGATGGAAAGAATTAGTGTATGCGTTGTTTACAAATATATCACAATCCTTTGCAGCTGCAATTAGTTTTCCCATTGCTGGAAATATTGTAATATCATACCCATTTGCTCTTGAAAATGGCATAACCTCATATCCTTGTAGAATACATTCTGTGACAAGTGCTTGTCCTACTTGTCCTGTATGTCCAGTTATTGCTATCCTTTTCTTCATAAATTTAAAAATCCACCTCTATCAGAAAACCAATTTATCATACCATATCTACAACCTCTGGTCACTGGTGTCACTTTGTGCCAGTTTTTAGAATCGTATATACAAACAGTTCCCCTTTCCTTAGTTAATGTGTGGGTAATTTTAATTTCTCTTTCTAATCTTTCGCTACCCCACTCCATGTCAGCATAGTCAACAATATGTGCGTTACCATCTAACGAACCAAATACAAAGTTGCCACCATCATAATCTTCTGGATGACTTAATTGTATTGTCATTGTAATTTGGTCTATGTCTAATCCATTTTGCGCATCAGTATGCCAAACAAAATGTCCACCCTCATCATACTTGAACATTCTTAATCCTGTTTGTCCACTAATGTTAAGATTATAATCCTTACAAAATATCTTAGCAAGATCCCATGTAATTTTATTGTACTCGCTTTCTTCAGGTAAGTCAAGCACTCTAGACTTTGCTATCTTAGTATCCTTATCAAACTTTTGTTTGCCTTTACTTGCCTCACTAACATATCTAGATTCTTCTGATTTATTATTATCAAAATATTCAATCAATTCGTCACATTGAGCATCACTAAATGCACCTCTAATAATTCTAACCATAATTATACCTTAAAGTTTGAAAACTTATCGTATGTATTGTTCTTTGAAAAACTACCTTTATCAAATACTGGTTCGCCATCATCATCTACACTTTGACCACTATTAATTAGACCATCTTGTGCTGACGATTCTACATCATACAGTTTCATCCTTGCTCTATCAATACCAATAACAAATCTTTTATTCATAGTAGGATCATTATAACGATTCTTTAATTGCTTAACACAGATTTGATTTAGTTCTTCAAGTTCTTCAGTAGAGATTAAAGCAAACATTAAGTCGGCAGTTGCTGGTAAACCAAACGACTCCGAAGTATCTTCAAGACCAACATCAGTATTTGAGAAACCAGATCTAGTTGTTTGAGTGGCAGACATAATAGGTACATTGGTTTCAACAGCAAGACCACGAAGTTCTTCTGCGATAGACTTAATCATTGTATATGAGTTTACATTAAAACTATTTTTAAATCTAGATGACGCACAAATGTTTAGATAATCAATAAAGATAATATCAGGCTTAAATGATTTCTTAATTGCTAACTCTTTAATTAAACCACGAAAGTGTCCACTATGTGCAGAAGCAGTAGGATATTCTTTAATGATTAGTTTACCATTTGTCCTTTTGGTAATCTTTTGTATCTTATCTTCAAACATCTTCTTAGGTAATTCTGCCAAGTCTTTGATGTTTACATTCATCATATTAGCATCGATTCTTTCAGCGATGCGTTCTTCTGCCATCTCCATTGTTATGTAGAGAACATTCTTACCTTGCGATAAACAGTTAGATGCCATATGACACATGAATAATGATTTACCAACACCAGTACCTGCTAGTGCGATATTAAGAGTTTTAGATGGCAAACCACCTTTAGTAATCTTGTTAAAGAAATCTAAATCGAAAGGAATCCTTTCTTCTTTTTGATGATAGAATTCAAAACGAGAGTCAGCATCGTCAATATAATCATGACCGACACTGTTATCAAAAGAAACTGATAATGCTTCTGTTAATATACTAGGAATAGAATCAGGTGTCTTAGATTTATCTTTACCATCTATAATACCAACACCTTCAACGATAGCATTGTAGATTGCTTTATCTTTACAAAACTTTTCAGTTGTGTCTAACAACCAATCCATATCAACTTTTTCTGAATTCAAAGTTTTAACGATAGCGACAATCTTATCATGTTCGTCTTGATTAAGATCTTTACGAGAACCAATCTCTATCTCAAGAGATGTTTGTGTAGGTATCTTTTTATACTTATCTACAAAACTAGTTATCTCTTCAAATATAATTCTTTCTTCACGAACATCAAAATAATTACTTTTAATAAAAGGTAATACTTTACGAGCATAGTCTTCGTTAAATAAAAGATTACTTAGAGTCGTTCTTTCTATCGTTTGGTTCATTATCATTGTTCTCCATCATATCTATTTCATGTTGCTTGTCAATTATATTAACAAGTATATCACCAGCAAGTTTGAAAAACTCATCATTAAATTCATCTCTTTCTATACCATTGCTTTGAAGTATATCAAACTTAAACTTCAATGGCATAGTTCCATCTGGTAATTCTTCACCCAACCCTACATCACCATACTTATAAACAACACCTGCATATTTACCTTCCTTAATTCCTATACAAGTTAGTTCTTGAGATTCAGTTGTGACAAAAACATACTGTTCCTCAATCTTCATTTGTTTTCTCAACTTTTTCCTCACTCATACCATAAGTAAATTCTTTCTCCACTATAGGTTCAAGTTTATCTAGTATATCCTGAGTAAAATACTTTTCTGGATCATTGTTAATTGTCTTAGAATACTGTTTTGTGCCATCTGGTAATTCAATACGAGTAGAGACAGATTTAAATATGCCATGTTTAACTGCTAAGTCTAACAAACCATAATAACGATCTAATCCTCTGCTATATGTCAATCTAACATCAACCATTTTATTTTCTATTGTCAATCTAGACTTATGGTTTTTACAGTGTACAATATTACCAATTACTTCTGTACCATCTTTTTCTTTTTTCTTAGATAAGAATATAATAGAAGATGCTGCATATTTTAATCCAGAACCACCACCCATCTCTTTAGTTGGGAACATAGAACCCATTGAGTCATATGTGTGGTTAGTAACAATCATTGGTACTTTTGCTTTACCAAGTTTCAAAGTTAATACACGGAATGCTGCTTTTAAAACTTGAGCACGAGTCATATCACGAGTTTCTTTACCTTCAGCAGTATCTTCTACTTCTTTTGTAGTAGATAACATACCCAAAGAGTCAAGACATAAGAACAAAGGTTTACGACTTTCTTCAGGTTGTTCTAGATACTTATCTAAAACTTTAATTGCTTGTGTTCTAAATTCTTGTACTGTTGTTACAGGAACGATAACCATACGATTGGCATCTATACCTCTTGACTCAACCATCTGTTTAGTAACAGCACTTTCTGACTCAAAGTAAATGACACCAGCATCTGGATCTTTATCGAGAAATGATTTAACAATCCCCATTAAGAAGAATGTTTTACCAGTTGCCGACTCACCTGCTAGAGCAGTAATCTTGTTAGATGGTATACCACCATTTAACGAACCAGATACAAGAGCATTAAATATGTAAGATCCTGTATCAATAAAACTTTCTACATCGCCTGCTTCAACACCATCGGAAACAATCGCAGCATATTCGTTTCCTGTTGTCTTAACCACATCTTTCAAAAAATCATTCATTATCTTCTCCTACTGAATAATATTGTTGTTTATCCAAAAAAATCCTCAAGTGTAGATTGTTGACCATAAGTGTCATCAATGTACATGTTAATCTTATTAGTTATAACCCTCAGAGGTTCAACGAAAGACTTATCGAATTGTACCTCATAATCTACCATTTTATCAAGCGATAATTCTGTTGGTAGTTTTGTAAGAAACGAAATAGATGTTGACTGATAAATATTTGGTGATCTTAAATACAAGAATTTAATCTTTTCGCCATCTTTAATTTCTGGATATTTATGTGTCAATTTATTTTCTTTAAGCACATGATTATATAGTATAGCACCCTTCACATGAATAGGTGTTCCTTTCTTAAACAGTGTAGAAGATTCATTCCACTTGTTTAGTCCATTTACTGAACGAGGATATGCGATTGCTTCTGGTGGAAGTTTCATAAACTCTTCACGAAAATCTTGAATAAATGTATTCAGTTCCTTCTCAGTTCCAGTCATAAGAATCTTCATCGCTTCTTTAATTTTGTCACGACAAGGTGCTGGTGTTGAAGACTTAACTGCTTCAATACCCATCATTTTTAG